TGCAGATAGTAATGCAGTTGCATGGAACCAACATGGTATGAACAGTATGCAAATGAGGGGTGCTCAAGCAGCATTTGGGGTAATGGGTAGTGAGAATTTTGCTACTGGCATGGCAGCAGAAGCGAATAAAATATTAGAAGATGCTAAAAAGAGCAGTAGTGACCTTGCAGTAGCAGCAAGAACAGCACTAGTAGGACAGATACCTGGTATCAATGCAAGCACAGACCAACTACTTGCTAGGGGTCAAGGGAAGATACTTAACCCTAATATGGAATTATTATTCAATGGGCCACAACTACGTTCATTTACTTATACTTTTAGACTAACTGCTAGAAGTGAACCCGAAACAAGAATTATTAGACAAATAATTAGATTCTTTAAACAAGGAATGGCAGTAAAGAAATCTCCTGGTGCTGCATTATTTTTAGAATCTCCCAATGTATTTGATGCTTCTTTCCATTCTGGATATAACAATGATCATCCATTCTTATATAAAATGAAAAGATCAGCATTGACTACTTTCAATGTCAATTATGTACCTGACGGAACTTATATGACATTACCAAACAAATCAATGACTGCTTATGAAATATCATTAACACTCCAAGAACTAGATCCAATCTATGAGGATGATTATGATGGTGCAGACGACTCAACAATAGGTTTCTAATGTCTAATTACTTTAAACAACTTCCAAATTTTGATTACATCTCTCGTATCAATGAGAGAAAATCTAATCGTGACTACTTAGAAGTTAAAAACTTATTCCGTCGTCCAGTAATAAGAGAAGATATATTTACTAACTTTATGTCTTTCACTAAGTATAAAATAGAAGGGGATGAAAGGCCAGATCAAGTTGCTTATAATGTTTATGGTGATGAAGATTTAGATTGGGTAGTACTTCTTGCAAATAATATAATCAATGTAAGAGATGAATGGCCAATGTCACAGGGAGATTTTAATAACTATCTCTCAGAAAAATATGGTGATACTGGTGGTGTAGATTTAATTAAACACTATGAAACTATACAAATCCAAGACTCTAAAGGAAAAATATTTGTACCCAAAGGAAAGATTGTTGACTCAACATTCAAAGCAACCTTCTTAGATAGTGGAACTAATCAGTTAGTTGAAGTAAGTCCTATACAAGGTATAACTTATCGTACCTATGAAGAAAGACTCCAGGATGATAAAAGAAATATCAACATCCTAGAGTCTAGATTTTTATCGTATGTCATAGACGAAGTAGAAACTTTGCTAGACTACGAACCATCAAGTGAATACATTAACCCGAAATTAAAGAGGGGAAGTAACCCCAATTTAGGTTAACTATTCGTTAGCAAGTTTCTGGAAATAACTTAAAGCATCATCCTCATCACCATCTGTCGCCTGTGTAGAAACAGGAGGAGCAGCTGCTGCAACAGGAGCACGTGTATTATCCTCTACTTCAACTTCCTCATCAAAACGAGGACGTTGTGCTTGCTTCTGTCCTAAGACAGACTTAAGACGACGTTCTAAATCTTCATATGATTTGAAGTTAGACTGTGAGGTGAACTCAGCAACAGAGTACTCTTTTTTCCAGAGTGCTTCAAGTGCATCATCGTCATCAAGCAGAGGTGCAGGAGCATCAAACTCTGACTTGTCATAATTCCAGTAACCATCAACCTTGCGTATCTTAAGTTTGAAGTTTGCACCTTGCCAGAAATCGAAAGGATTAATGGGTGTCTCATCTTCAAACTCAGGTTGCATTGCTGCGGTTAACTTATCAAAAATCTTCTTCCCAAACTTGAATAGGAAGACTCCTCCTTCATTGTGAGGATTAACTGGGTCTTTTACAACGTAGATGTTTGCATAGTAAGAAAGCTTACGCTTCTGTCTACGAACAACATCCTTATCAGCATCATTACCACTGTTCCATAAGTCCCTATTGTATTCTGATACAGGATCCTTACCACCCATAGTAGTAAGAGAATTTTCTATGTACCAACCACCTGGTCCTTGGAATGCATGAGAATAAACCTTTGCCCAAGGTAGATCCTCACCATCTGGTGCAGGAAGGAAACGGATAACAGCATAACCATTACCAGACTTATCGAGTTCTGGTTTCCAAAGTCGCTCATCAGCACCACCTCTGGTAGTACTTGTCTTCTCTATCTCCTTAACTAATTTGGAGGTGAGCGAACCGAGAGAAGATTGTTTCTTTAGACTTGAAAAAGACATAGATTTGGCTTTTGTTTTGAGATTTGGCTTGTGTGTACCTATTGATTATAATATCAAAGAGAAGTATTGTCAACCTGTTGTTTCATAATACCAATCATCTTTTCCATATTGGCAAAGACATTGGCCATATCAACATCCTTGGGCATCCCCATCATAACAGCAGACTGTTGGATGTTCTCTCTCATTTTCTGTGCTTCAGGATCATCTGATAAACTCATGCGAGCATAGAGTACCCTTTGCTTTTCAAGAAGTTCATGAAGTAGTTCAATGTGTTCTACTTTCGTATCATTATCCATCTGAGGAAAATTAAAGACATCCCCATAGATCTCCTCTTGAAGATCTTGAATGTCTGCCATTTCCTTACGGACAATATCAGAATCGAAAAACGTCAATTTCTTTCAACCTCATCAGAAGTTTCAGTTTCAGTTTCAGTTACAATTTCATCTTGACTTTCTTGAATTTGTTCAAGAACATCAATAGCTCCTAGAAGTTTAAGACGAGTTTCACTGACAGTAACCAGTTGCTCTCTTAAATTTTTAAGAACTTCATCATTAGTCATTGCCATTAATTACAACCTCCTTAAGGACTTTTTTATAAAGTGGTACATTAATATTTAGGAAGGGTGCATATTTTTTAATCCGTCTACTGACGGTTTGCCACACTGGATCCTTCAACTTACTGTCAAAGTTTTTAACGTACCCAAGTATTCTATCACATATCACGAGAGTTTCAAGAGTAGTGTAACCACCCAAGTAACTTTTTAATATATGAGGGTGTCCTTTGCTACAATCAAACACCTCATCTAACTTTCTATCAAACAATACATCCACATCCTCTTTAAAAATATATGACAATGACTGCACCTTCTTCTTCCATTGTGTAAAATTTTTATCTCCTTCCTTTATTATCTCTCCTATCCATAATGTTTCTGGATCCTTACAACTAACAAAGTTTGCTAAGAAATAATCCTCTATCTCTTTATCTGGGTGTGCTCTAGACATCTTCTCAAAGAAGTACCTGTCCTTACGTTTATGAAATGCTTGTAAGGTAGCACGAGAACGACCACAATACTTATGGTAATCATACTTATCTCTAGTGAAGTGTTGCTTCATTGCAAGATAAGTTTTATATGTTTCAAAAGGCATCATCCAGGTAATGGTTTGATAATAATCCGATTGTTTTCGTAGTCTGCTTTAAACTCTAACGCAACATCATGCTCCCACATAAGTTCTTCATATAATGCATTGAGACGATCCATATCCTCCCAAAGATTATTAATATGTTCTGGCAAATGATCGTCTTCCATTTAAAAAAAGTAATAAGGGAAAAAATTGGCAGGATTTTTTTTGGGGCTTTTATGAAACTAGATTGGCAATTTCGCACGGGATGTGCGTTTTAAAAAGTTTAACTCCTGTGCATCGTACTTAAGTTTTTCTTTAAGGGGCTTTGATAATAATTTAGGTACAGACTCAAGTTCAATTGTGTTCTGATCACAATAAACTATGATTGCTTCAATGTAATTAAGTGAATCATTTTCATGCACTAACTTTTCTATATCCTGTGCGAATTTGGATGGACAAAGAAACTTCTTCTCCAACACTTCGTTTAATTCTTTATCCATTACCATGAGATTTGAGATTAGAGGAGACAAATTTCTTTATATACTTTACTAATAGCTTAATATACTCGTCTTTGTTGCGTTTGTCAAATGCTTTTACATCACCACCTGGTGTTACCATTAAAGTAATAAGTTTCTTAACTGGAATACCAGTCAATTCATAATACATACAAGCATATGCTTGCTCCTGAACAAAGTAATTTTCCATCCACTTCTCAGGTTTAATCTTTTC